ATAAAAAGGGCTTTCCGGATATTTTTCATATAGTTCCGAAAAGCCTTTATTTACGTCGTTTTCCGGCTTTCATTCCTTCTATAATTCTTCGCATACCTGAAAGATATAAAATTTAACAACATTTGTTTATCTGGCTTTATTATGCTTTGTATTTGCTGTGTTTTCAAGGTTTTTCTTTTATCTGGTTTTATCATGATTTATATAAAATGGTGTCAAAGTGGTGTCAAAATTGCCCGGTGCTTTAGGTGGTGCCGGGCAATTTTTATTTCAAAAAGCTATTTTTCGAAACGATGGAAAGGAAGATCACACTGAAACTTTGCGTAATCTCTTATATTTTTTTCAAGTTGTATCAATTCGTCCATTTCAATATATGTCTGCTTTCCCGAAGGAGCTTTCAAAATGAAAATTCTAGTTGGTATGGAATTTTTAGCCTTTTCAAGAATTTTTTCTTCTGAATCATCAAAGCTAAATTCGTCTATTGATTTGTTTATTGTAATTCGGCTAAATGGTCTATGCATAGATTCTTTTGTTCCATCTTCGTTTGTTTTCATTGAAATAATTTCATATCCCAGCGATTCAATCAAAGAATATACAGCAGCATCACGATCAGTTCTATTTCTGTGTGTTGCGGCAATACGTTCTTCTTCTGTTGGAAAATCGCTTTCACATAACAAATATTCAACTTTAATATGCAAAGCATTCGCTATTCTATTCCACGCTTCAAGAGTTGGAGTTGCTTTTCCTCTTTTGATTTCAGAAATATATTGTGGAGTATAATTTGCGCTATCTGCAATATCTTTACTCTTTAGATTGTGTGTGTAAATGTATTGACTTAATCTTTCGCAACGTCTTTGGTTTAATTTTTCCTTATCCATGTTCATTTTCCTTATGATATCTTCAACTTTTAAAAAGCAATCTATTGTTTGTGTAAAATTCAATTACAGTTTATCATAAATTCAGATGGAACTCAACGTTAATAACACGGAGAAAGGAATAAAAATGAATAAATCAAACAGGCGAAATTTTCATGGAGAGTTGTTAACTTATCAACAAACAGCCGAAAAGAGCAACCTTGGAATAAATACTGTGATGAGGTTGGCTAAAGAATCCGGTGCACTGTTAAAAATCGGACGTGCTGCAAGAGTTGATTGGGCTGTATTTTATCAGTACATCGTTTCGTCATATCAGGTTGTAGAATAGGAGTGAAGAAAAATGACAAAAAGCGTACAAATTATGAATATCAAAGGAATTAAATGTTATGAGCGGGACGGAGTGGCGTACTTGAAATTGGAAACAGTGGTACGGGGGCTTGGCTTCACTGTCACACAAACTGTCAAAGGAAAGGAATATGTGAATATTCGTTGGGACAGGGTTGACGGATATTTGGCGGAAATTGGTTTTACCATTTGTGGTAAAAGACCCGAATTTATCCCTGAAAGCGTTTTTTATCGCCTTGCCATGAAAGCCAAAAATGAGACAGCGGAGAGATTCCAAGCCAAAGTTGCGGATGAAATCATCCCATCTATCCGCAAATATGGCTGGTACATATCCGGACAGTATTCTCTTTCGGATGACGAATTATTTGAGCGTGCCCTCATGATCGCACAAAGGAAGATCGCCGAGCGTGACCGGACGATTGCGGAAAAGGACACTAAAATTCGAGAGATGCGGCCAAAAGAAGTCTTTGCGGATGCGGTCGCTGCGAGCCATACATCTATTCTTATCGGCGATCTGGCGAAATTGATTGCACAGAATGGTGTGGATATAGGGCAGAAACGGCTTTTCGCCTGGATGAGATCGAACGGTTTTTTGATTAAGAGGAAGGGGTCTGACTGGAATATGCCAACCCAATACAGCATTAAGCTGGGACTATTTGAAGTGAAGGAATGCGCCATCAACAATCCGGACGGGACGGTGAGGATAACCCGGACGACAAAAGTGACGGGAAAAGGGCAGCTTTATTTTATTCAAAAATTCTTGGGCGAGGACTGGAAGGGGTGATAAATTGGCTATTTACAGGAACGTACAACTCAATTTCTGGACCGACAGCAAGGTTGAGGACGATTTCACTCCGGAGGACAAGTATTTTTACCTCTATCTGATAACCAACCCGCAGACCAATATCTGCGGCTGTTATCAGATCAGTTATGCCCAGGTCACAAACCAGACCGGATACAACAGAGATACGGTTGACCGTCTCATTAACCGTTTTGAGAAGGCTCACAGGGTGATTCGTTTCTGCGGAGAAACAAAAGAAATCCTACTCCTCAACTGGTATAAGTATAACTGGAGCAAGTCTGAAAAGACACTTACAGGTGTTGAGAATGTTGCGAAGCATATCAAAACTCAGGAATTTAGAAATTATGTGTTTTATGTAATTAATTGTATTAGGAATGATGAACCAATTAACAGAGAAAATACCCCTAATATGAGGCATGGATACCCCATACAAGCATCTGTTTCTGATTCTGATTCTGTATCTGATACTGTTTCTGGTACTGTATCTGATTCTAATATGCCAGAGAGACGGAGCAGAGATCAGAAGAAGGAAGGTACCATACAGGTACTGGAACGGCTTTTGGAAGAGAGCAATATATCTGAATATCTTCTGGAATATGTCAATGACTGGCTGGCGTACAAAAAGGAACGGAACTTTACATACAAAGAGACCGGGCTTAAAAACCTTTTGAAATCCGTACAGGAGAAATCCCGCCAGCATGGAGATGTGTATGTAGCGACCTGCATACAGGACAGCATTGCAAGTGGATATCAGGGAATAACATATAAGCCGCTAAGAGGAGGTCCATCCGGAAACGGTCAGGACAGTAACTGGGTGGAAAAATGGAGGAATGCATGACACGAGACGAAACAAAACAGATTCTTATGAGGATTCAGTCCACATTTCCCAACTGGAAACCGCAGTCAGATTTACGGTTCGTGGTGGAAACATGGCACGAATATCTTTGTGACTATGGGTATGAGCAAATTCGGGCAGCGCTCAAAGCGTTTACTATGACGGATTCTTCCGGCTTCGCTCCGACAGTTGGACAGCTTATTGAGATAATGGACAGGCTGGGAAACAGTGAGGAATTAAGTGAGATGGAGGCATGGTCGCTGGTATCAAAGGCACTCCGGCGAAGTATATACTATGCTGATTCAGAATATGACAAACTGCCGGAAACAGTAAAAAAAGCAGTTGGCAGCCCGGAAATGCTGCGGAGCTGGGCAGAGACAGACATGAAGTCTATTGAAAATGTGATCCAGTCCAATTTTATGCGGACCTATCGGCAGGAAGTAACCAGAGCCAGAGAGATGCGGAAAATTCCTGCCAGTGTCCGGACACTGCTGGAAGGCAACAGCGGCAAGTCACTTTTAGAGAAACAGGCGTAGAACTGCCGGATACCGGGGAGAGAAGCTATATAGTCAAAAATTTGAGGATTTTCGAGGAAGTAACAGGAGGGTATATGTTCTGTGTAATTCAGGAGATAAGCGTCCAGAGAGCTTCAGTAGGCGGTTCCCGGATGCTGGAAGTATATGAGAACCATGCCACCATAAATGGTATACATTACTGCTACTACCGCTATCGGAAGAGTAAAGAGCGCTTCGAGCGGCCGATAAAGAAAGCATACCGGGTCAGCATACATAAGAGTTACCGGGAGGGTGGAAAGGTTCGTAAAAAGCAGACTGTGATCTGTACAATCAATTATTACGATGTTGTCGATGGCTTTGGCTGGTTTGGAGATCATATCAAAGGCAGCCTGGAAGCAAAAGCGGATGCCCTTGGCATGACAGAGGCGGAACTCTGCGATATGGTCGAAACGAAGCTGCAACCAATTATAGACCAGATCAAGGCAGAATATGAGCAGACAGAAGAGTATGCAGCCGGTCAGGAGCATGACCGCATTATCAGGGAATGGAGCGAAAAGCGGGAGGCCTTTGCAAAAAAATACAGCGTCGATCTGGATGAATACGACCGATGCTATGATGTGTTTGGCACTCTTCGGAATCCTGAACATCTTGAAAAGATAAAGGCAGACTGTGAAGCCCGGAAGGAATACGAGAAAAAGAGCCGGGAGAGCTGGCGTAGTTATTATGAGGATTTCCGCCGTAACTACAGCGGGGAAAGTAGTTGTTGTGGAAATTCTGCGAATACCTGCAGCGCCGGGGATAAGACAGTATTCAAGAAGTTTTATCGGGTATTGGCTAAAGCATTTCATCCGGACAGCAACCCGGATACGGACACAAGCGAGGAAATGAAGGTGCTGAATCGGTTAAAGAATGACTGGGGCCTGTAGTTATCGCACATGTGAACGGGGTAACTACATCAGCCCCATAAAGAACGTCGCCCGCTGCCAGGTGGAAAGGGACAATTCTGGCAGCGGTACAGGAGCATATCTGAACTGTATTATACAAGAATGCGGGGAGGATTGCAATGGAGCTGATGCTTAAGCCGAAGAGATACAGACGAGCCGAATACATGAGAATTATAAGCATAATCACATCATGGGACAGGCAGACGCATGCTTATCTGGCAGTTGTAAGCTTTGACACGACGCGGAACCGTCAGGACTCTAAGCCGCTGGGAGTGAAGCTGTACGGCGAAAACGTGGAAACACTGGAAAAGATGATACTGGACCTTTCTTTGCTGTATGCGCCGTCAAATGCCCTTGCCGTCCCTCTGCCGGAGTCCAAGGACGAGAAAAGGCTGTTTTCCCGGATTGTGCCGGAGGAACCTAAAAAGACCTGAATCTCTGGCATATTGCAGATAGAACCTGTCAAAACCGTCCATTTTCGCAGTATAGGACACTGACCGGAGTCTGTGCGGGTGATCTCTCTGTCAGGTCTCCGGGTGTATTGGAAGCAGGCGACAGGAAATTTAATGACACGATACAGGCGCGGGAAATCGTGCAAAAGTGTGCGCATAAAAAAGAGCGGCGAACAAAGGAAAATGCAACGAATTGCAACACATAAAAAAGAATTTAATGACGCGACATGCGGGCGCGGGTCCTGCTGCCAGATTGAATTAGTTTACACGATACGCGCGCAGGAGTAACCAGCACTTTCGGCAGTCTTAAAAGGGATGCATTGAGACATTCGAGACCCCCTAAAAGGGGGATGCCTGGCATCCTGCGGGAATTAGTGCACACAATACGGGCGCGAAGCATCTGCAGCCCCTAAAGGATATATCCTAACATTTCTAACGCCCTAAAAGAGCCGGAGCCTGCCTCCTATAATACCCCTCTGGCGCGCTGTGCGCCTCATAGCCGGGCTTTCATCTGGCAGGCGATAACTGAAAGAATTGATAATATGCGGTTAAGAACCAAAGAATACAAAGAAATCATGCAGGAAAAGAATCTGACAGCAGATCAGGTCTGCAAAAGCACCGGACTTTCTGAATTTGCATTTCACTGGATTCTGGACAATGGCGGCTTTACCAGTGACAGCACACTAAAGGCTCTGGCAATCGCCGCAGGTGTGGAGCTGAAAGGGATCGTCAGGCCGGACCCGTCTGACTGTCTGGAAAACGGGATAGAGTTTATCAAGGATGCAAAGACGGCAACAGTACAGTTCAATCAGGGGCGGTATAAGTCCCGTATTAAGAAGCTGGCGGAGAGGTACCAGGAATGTGAAATACTGGTGGAGAATC